ACTTTGTTTTGTGCAATGTGGATAATGCTCTACTTGCTTATGTTCCAGGAATTGAAGCCATTGATCAGGATCTAGCTTTATTGGATCTGATGCGTAGCCATTCTTATAATCTGGTGCTATTTTTTTGACATGGACATAAGCCATCTGGTCCTTAATTAATTTATACCAAACAATAAATGCTGGTATTCCAGCCATTTCAGCTAATTTTTTGGTTACTTTATGAGGTTTATTCCAGCCTTGACCATTATCAAATACAGTTTCCGCTAAAAACAGAGGTTTTAGGCAAGCATTACAAGTTGAAACCTGGTCAATATCGCTAAAACCTAAGCAATTATGCGTCTCAGACCGATGCCAGTTACTATAACCAGAGAATTTAACTCCTTTGAAATAGACCTTTTTAACCATATAAATAGCCATTATATGACGAGAATAGATAAGCAAGAGAAAAGTTGTGCATAAATCAAAACATAACTTGCAAAACTGCGAAAATTGTATAAAAACCTATAAATGAAATTTAGAAATGAATTTGAACCTAAGTTGAAAGATAGGCATCAAGAAAGAGCATTAGTTTCAACATTCGTAGATACAAAAGAACTTCCAGAAATTGAAATGAAATTGTTAGAAAATGTTGTTGCAGCAACAGTTAAGTTTAAATTTTATAAAATTAAATCTCCAATTAAAAGAGATAAATCAATTAAAGAAGCATTAGACACAATGTTAAACAGCCGAGAAATTGTTGTCAGAGTAATTCAAGGTACATCAGATTTAGTTTATGAAGCAGCTGCCAAACAAGCGTCAAAAATAAGTCTAAGTTTATCTACAAAATTTAATAATGAATGGCAAAAATCATTGATGCACTTATTAAATAAGCCAAGCAAAAATAAAACTATTTTAAATTTAGGTTTATATAAAAATAATAATTACGGAATTTTTGATATAGAACATCCAAAAAATTTATTACAAAGATTGATGTCAGAAAATGATATTCAAAAAAAAGATTTAGCAACACTAGCTGGTGTTAATGAAGCAACTCTTTATAGACACCTAAGCGGAGAGACAGAAATTTCAAGAGATATAGCTGTGAAGTATGCAAAAGTTTTAGGATGTGATCCAGCTAAAATTTTATTTAATGATTTAGTAATTCCAGTCTGGGGTTCAACTGATACTTTAGAACAAGGATCAATTGAAAGACTTTCTGTTTTACAATCAGAAATAATTGCAAGTGAAAATTTAGGTGTTGTTGAATGTCCAAGAGAAATTTATAGACCTGATATTAAAGCAATTAAATTTGATAATACAAATAGTCACTTACACGGTCAAATAGCTTTTTATTATAATTCAAATAAACCAATAGTTTTAGAAGATCAAATAGTTGTAGTTGGAGTTAATTTAAAAAATTTTAGAGATAATGAAATTAGACAAAGATATTTTATTGGTATTTACAAAAAAAATAAAGATGGAAAAACAATAGATATACATAGTTTAGATCCATCGGTCATAGATATATCAGGTATTACTCCAGATGAAGATATAAATAGTTATGATGATTTTGTTGGTGTAACAGAAGATCAAAGAGTAGTCATTGACGGTATCAGTCCAACTTTTGTTGCTCCAGTTGTTTCAATAATAGATCCAATAGAAGTTTATTCTTCAAAAAAAACATCTATACAAAAAGCTTACAACGAAATTTATACACAAAATAGAAGTGATGAAATATCTTTATTAAAAGAATTTAAAAATCAGCAAATGTTATCAAAGGTAAAAGATAACTTAGATTATTATATGGCCGATGAGCCTGGTACAGATGATTACATAGATCACATGAACCATCAAAAATTAAAAGCCTTAATTGCTGCTGATGAAAAACTCCAATCAGTTATTAGTACAGCTGCTTATGGTAAAGCAAAGTTTGAAAAAAAAATAAATATAAAAGATGAAGCTAAAAGAATAAAAGCAGAGTTGTCAGCTGAAGAAGAAAAAATTGTTAGTGATGCTATTGAGAGATTACAAGATCAAATGGATGAGCCAGGTCTATCAGATGAGGAGTATATTCATAAGAAATGATTATTAAAGACTACACTCTTATTCAATTAAAATCTTTTTTAAGACCTAAAGATGTAGAGGCGGAATTTGGACTTGATAAAGATATGTTAGAAAACTTTAGATCTGTAAGTATTGATGAAGGTAAATTAAGAGGTCCAATGTTTTTAAAAGATGGTCTAGTTATCCTTTATCAAAGACAATCTGTAATAAATTGGCTAAAACAAACGATGTTCCAAGAAGCGGAAACAGAGGAAACTACGGAAACTTATCCAAAGAAAAAAAACTCAGTTAAGTAAGAAGTCAAACAAAACAAACCAAGCTCACATATTATAAAAGTTTTTGTCGGAGTATCACTACTCCATGATTAAACAAACACAAATAATAGATCCTTTAGAAACTTTACAGCAAGACGGTTTTCAAAAACTTAACGAACTTTTACAAATCAATCATCACTCCCCCACTTCAAGCTCAATGCCTTTAGGTATTTATGCTTTTAGATATTTATTTTCTACTCAAGAACAAAGAAGAGAATTTGAAGGTAACGCTAACATGGCGGCTGGTGTAGCGACTAATGACGCAATACAATTTCATTATTCACATGACATCTGGTCCTTTAATCCAAACAAAAGAAAACTTGCACCACACAAGAATACAAAACTTTCTAAAGATGAAGCTATTGCAAAAGCAATGGAAAAAGTTATGGAGTACATGCCAGTTAATGAAAAAGATAGAGCTAAAAAAGAACATTACTGCGAAACAATACCTCAAACAATACAACAAGGTTATTTAGCTTTTGAAAAATTAGGAATACAAAATTCAAACAAGGTTGTTGCAGAAGATAGCATCAATCATATTGACGACAGACTTTCACTTCCGATTGTGGGAAGGACTGACTTACATTTCACAGATTTTAATGCTTCATCGCGAGGTGTTGCAGCGTCATCAGACGATCATGGTACTGATGCTCCGTTCCTTTCGGTCTGTGAACTTAAGACATCCTGGAGCAGAGCTGGTCGTGTAAAGAAGGATGGTACTATGTCGTTTGCATCGGCAAAATTACCATCCACACCAAATATAAATCATCTTCAGCAGTTGGCTTTTTATTGTTTCAGCCTAAGAAAAAAAATGACGGTATCTCCGTATCTCATTTACCTAACTGAGGATGATTTTATAATTTACACAGAAAAAAATTGTGCAGATTTAGAACCACAAAATTTAAAAAATTATTACGAACAGTTAGTTTCTAATTGTATTCGTAAAGAACGATTATTATCCAGATACATAGATCTTGATGAACCTGACATGATCTTAGATGAAATTGCTAAAGATGTTGAGCCTAACTTTGATCATATGTTTTACTGGAATATTGGAGCTAAACATTTAGCTAGAGCTAAAGAAATTTGGAGGAATAAATAATGTCTCTGAAACTAATCAATGTCACAACACTAATCATAGGAGGTTATTACATATGTCATCTGATAAATTAGTCTCTACTATTAACGACTTTAAAAAGTCTTTGAATGGTCAGACTATTAAAATACACAACAACGATTACGCAACAGTTGCTTTGCGGATTGGAATATTAAGAAGAAATTTAGGTACAGCAGCTACAATACAATCATCAATAATTCATCAAGACGAAAAAAAAGTGATCGTTAGATCTGAAGTATTTATTGATGGAAAGCTTGTATCTACTGGATTAGCAGAGGAATTAAGAGCTGCTAGTCGTATCAATCAAACTTCTGCGTTAGAAAACGCTGAAACATCTGCTGTTGGAAGAGCTTTAGCAATGCTTGGCTTAACCAATGACAAGATAGCATCTGCTGAAGAAGTCTCTGGAGCCATAATTCAAAGCGACAAGAAATTGACAGCAGCATTAACCGATCTTGATAAAGTCTCTCATGTCGGTTCGTACCAATCTTGGTTAACAACTAACAAAGAACTTATGAGTGATGTTAAAAGGCAAAATCCTTTAGCTTACGGTGAGTTCCTTGAAAAGTTTAACAAGATTAAACTTAAACTTGAGACGAATGGAGTTATTCAATAATGGATGACGCAGTAAAAAAAGAACGTAAATCATTAGGAGTTGTTTTTCCTAATAACAATAAAGAAAATCCAAAGAGCTACGACTTAAAAGGTACAATTACTTTGCCTCAAGAGTTAGGTGGAAAAAAAATTAGGATCGGTGCTTACAAAGCTGAAGCTACTGGTGCTGGTAAACTTCCAGCTGGTTCAACTTACTATTGGATGCACAGAGTAGAAGAGCTAGAGACAAACGCAGCAGACACTTCGTTTGATCCAGCTAACTTGGAGTAATCAAAAATGGATACTGAAAAATACAAATCTATAGCATTGAATATGGAGACGTACAAAAAGCTTAGAGAAATGTCTGACACTAAATTTGAAATGCCTCAGTCAATGGCTAAGACAGCTTCATTTTTTATTGATCAAGCGTTTGTTGATTTTAACAAAGAGAAAAATGTTAAACGAAAAGCTTAAACAGATCCGAACAATCAAAGAAGAGCAATATGGTGATTTTACTACCAACATGAATAGTGTTGGTAAAGCCTGGAGCGCTCTTCTTGGATTGGAAACAGATCTTCCAGGTTACATGGTAGCTAATATGTATGTAGCTGCAAAATTAATCAGAACAAATCATAGTTACAAAGACGACAATTATGATGATGCAGAAAACTATCTTCACCAAGCAAAGTTAATGCAACAAGAAGGAGTTGATGCAAATACTAAAATGCACAATGCTTTACGAAATGAAAAATAAAATAATTAAATTTCCTAATACACCAATAAACCAACTGTCTAATGCACAACAAGTAGCTATGCAGATGGAAACAGAAAAAAATAATGTTGAAGAAAATTTAGAATGGTTAATGAAAAAGCCTGACTGGGATAAACTTCCTAAACTAGATAACAGAACAATAGAAATATTAGCTCTATTTGGAGACGTTATGAAATTTTCTCCAGAAGTATCAGCAAAAATAATATCAAAATTAGCAGAGTTTATAGCAAGAGAACCAATCAGAAATGTAGATCCACTAGAGGAGTATTTAAAATGAGTAGAAAACTTGGAGACAAAGCTTACGAAAGCTATCTAAATTACCAGGCATTTAGTTCAGATATGCCAGTACACCAAATTAACCAAACGCAATGGTACTTAAAATTTGAGAAGAACCTACCAGCATTTTTTATAAAAGCTGATGATGTGTTCCAACAAATGCCGCCTTTATCATTCTTTGCAACAGCAGAAAGATCAACTTTATTTGATTTTACTGGATGGCAAGAACAGATTGAGACTTACTTTAACTTAACTACTGAGGAGATAAAATGTCTAACAGACAAAGAACATCTGAAGAACTTGCCTTCAACGCCACCGTTGGAAGCAACATCAAATACTTAAGAAAAACTAGAAACTTAAACCAATCAAAAGTAGCTGCTAAATTAAATGTCAGCTTTCAACAAATACAAAAATACGAAAAAGGTATGAACGGTATTTGTGCATTAAAACTTAAACAATTAGCTGATTTTTTTAAAGTTGGTTGTGATGTTTTAGTAGATCCAAATATGATTACAGCTCATAGAGGCTTTACTGGACAGCAAGACTGGGTTGATAAAGAGTTAAGCAGAAGAGCTTACAGAGAAGAAAATACAATTACACAAGTTGGATCTGATGGTTCGGTTATTGAAGCTCCAGTAAATAAGGAAAAGCTATGTCAATAATTAAACCTAAATTTGTAGAGGTGGAGATCCAGCAGCAAACTGATCCTGATAGACCAGCTAACTTTTTAACTATTATTAAATATGAACCAGAAGCTAAAGAAGGTGTAATGGATGGAGCATTAGAAATAAAAACTATTCTAATGACGGACCATGATCCAGTTGTTCGTTACACAAAAGATCTTGGAGATAAGATTGTTGATGCTCCAGAAAATGCTGAAGAGATAAATCTTAAACGTAAAGCTTTTGATAAAATTTATAATACTGATGGAGTAGTTAAAGATGAGTAAGATTATTAAGACAACTCAAGGTCAAGCAGACTTTGTAGTCAAAGAAGAATATGCAAATGAGAATGCAGCTATTGAAGGTAAAGAACCTACTACATCAGACGCAGAAATTTCAGATCTAAAAATTGAAAATATTAAATATAAACTTAAGGAGGTTTTAGCAAATGAATGATCAAAAATTATTAAGATTAGAAAAAAGACATAAAGGTTTAGCAAGAGTAACAGCTGCTATTAATGATCTTTATATATACGGAGTTTATGAAAGTAATTACCCAGCTTTGATGGATGTATTAAACAACGCCAAAGATGCTTGTAAAGAAGAGTTAAGAGATACTCATGTTGAGATAGTGTCAATTACTAAAGCTAATGAGATAACTAAATTAACACCGAGTACAGATGAAATTATATATGAGGAAATTACAGAATGACAAATAGTGGAATGTTTGAAGATCCAGAGAAAATAGAATACTTGGAAAACCAAAATAAATTATTGAAGCAAAAGTTAAAAGAAGCTGTATCTAAAATAAAAAGAATACAAGGCT